ACCTATACACACCAGATTTTATATTGCCTAACGGCGTGATATTAGAAACTAAAGGATATTGGCGACCAGAAGATAGACGTAAAGTTAAACAAGTAATAACTGAAAATCCAGGTATAGACTTAAGACTTGTCTTTCAAGATCCATATAAAAAAATCTCTAAGAGATCTAAAACTACGTATGCACAATGGTGCAAACGATACAACATTAAATGGTGTGCTTTTCACGCCATACCAATTGATTGGCTTACATGACTGAAAGCGAATTTATACGACACGAACCATGTAGTAACTGCGGTTCATCTGACGCTAATAGCGTATACACAGATGGACACAGCTACTGCTTTAGTTGCCAAACCTATACGGAAGGCGACAACACACCCAACACTCATCAAATGCAAAGCAATGTCACTTTTAAAGGATCAGCCCAAAGGCTGCAAAAAAGAAAAATTAGTGAAAAAACCTGTGAGTTCTACAAAATCTATCGAGACGATGCACACTTACGCTTCCCTTATTTCGATGACTCTGGAAGAGTTCAAGGATTCAAAACCAAAGACAAACTAAAACAATTTAAATATGAAGGAGTTTCCACTAACACCTTATTTGGTCAGCACTTATTCCCTACTAACGGTAAGCGTATTGTTATTACTGAGGGTGAATTAGATGCTGCGAGCTGTTATGAGGCTATGCCGAACTGGCCGATGGTCTCCCTTCCTCACGGCGCAGCGTCAGCCAAAAAGGACATTCAAAAACAAATACCTTTATTACAAGGGTATGAGGAAATCGTCCTCTTCTTTGATAACGACAATGCAGGACGAGATGCTGTTGAAAAAGCAGCGTCAATCCTACCGACTGGGAAAGTTAAAATCGCTCGTTTGGAACAATACAAGGATGCGTCAGATGCGTTACAAGCAAACGATACTGAAGCTATTAGACGAGCTATCTGGGATGCTAAAGAGTATCAACCGGATGGGATAGTTGACGGTAAATCTTTATTAGATGCTGTCACTACACCAAGCCCACCATGTAACCACAAATATAAGTTTGAAGGGTTACAAGAAAAGACTCACGGTATTAGATACGGTGAGCTAACAACAATTACAGCAGGGACTGGGCAGGGTAAAAGTACTTTCTGTAGACAACTAGCAACTCAACTTTTAGAAGAAGGAGTCAAGGTTGGCTACATAGCATTAGAGGAATCTAACAGGCGTACAGCATTAGGACTTATGTCTGTGTCTGTAGGAAAGGCACTACACCTTGGCGAACATGAATACTCCACATTAAAAGAAGCGTATGATTCCACTATCAATAATTGGAACCTTTATCTATACGACCATTTTGGTAGTTTATCTTCGGATACTATCTACAACCGTATTGAGTACATGGCTCTTGGGCTGGATATAAAAGTTATTTTCCTTGACCATCTGAGTATATTGCTGAGTGGATTACAAGGAGATGAGAGACGAATGATAGACCAGACCATGACTAACCTTAGAAGTTTAGTTGAACGTACTGGCATATCTTTATTTTTAGTCTCTCACCTAAGACGAACTCATACAGATCAAGACCATACCGATGGAGCAAAGGTTTCATTAGGACAATTACGAGGAAGCCAGGCTATATCTCAGCTTTCGGATACCGTACTTGCCTTGGAAAGAGATCAGCAATCGGATGATGATGTTTCGACATTACGTATTTTAAAAAATAGATACTCAGGAGAAACAGGAGTAGCTGCTGCGCTGAAATATGACAAAACCACCTGTAAATTCAATGAAACTGAGAACACAATTTTCAATCCCAGCACAGACTTCTGAGCTGGAAAAACCTAAACCACCTAGTAAACAAGCAAAACAAAAGGCAAAGTTTAAGGACAAAACATATGTCGGAAAAACAAATGGTCGTCTTTGATTGCGAAACTAACGGACTATTACATGACGTTTCTGAGATACATTGCATTGCCATCTACGACTCCACGCAAAACGAAACCTTCGTATTTAATGATCAAGGTGGTAAATGCCCGCCAATCACGGAAGCTTTACATTGGCTATCCTCGGCTGATATTATCGTTGGTCACAATATTATTGGCTACGATATACCTGTTCTTCGGAAAATTTATTCTTGGTTTAAGCCTAGTGCTGATGTTATTGATACTCTTATCTTATCTCGCTTATACCATCCAAATATGATGGATATAGATAAGAAAAGAAATATCTCAAGGATGCCGTTACAGCTATATGGAAGACATTCATTAGAAGCTTATGGCTATAGGCTTCAAGAATATAAAGGTGAATTTGGAAAGACAAGTGACTGGCAAGAATGGTCACAAGAAATGCAAGATTATTGCATACAAGACGTACAAGTAACAACTAAATTGCTAGAACATTTTAAAAAAAAAGTATGCGAATCCTAGATTTATTTGCTGGGTACGGTGGCTTTTCTTATGGTGCAGAGAAATTAGTTAAAGGATTTACAACCACCCAGTTTGTAGAAAAAGATAAATTTTGCCAACAAATTTTAAAAAAGCATTGGCCGAATGTACCAATACATGACGACATAAATACATTTAATGCTAAACCAAATCAATACGAATTACTCACAATTGGCTGGCCGTGCCAAGATATCTCAGTTGCTGGTAATCAAAGAGGAATTAAATCAGGTACAAGATCATCTTTGTTCTATCAAGGAATCAGATTGTTGCGAGAGCTTCAACCTAGATTTGCCTTATTTGAAAATGTCAGAAATCTTATCGGACACGACTCAGGAAACACCTTTAAAGAAGTGCTCTTCCAAATTGCCAAAAGCGGGTACGATGCGGAATGGCAAGTGTTATCCGTGTCAAAACATGCACGAGGCGTTCACAGAAGAGAACGAGTTTTCATTATTGCCTACCCCAAATACTTTCGATTATCTCCCACCGAGAGGTTACGAATCTATGGTGAGGCAAACAACAATACACAGGAAAGGCAGAACAAAATTAAGCAACTTGAGAGAAGCAGTGAATCCATTTACAGTAAAATTATTCAACGCCCTTCAAGCTGGTCAAACGAAAGATATTTCCTTAATTCCAATCCAAACGGATATAGTTCTAAACCCACAATATGTAGAACAAATAATGGGTTTACCCGTGGATTACACAAAAATCGAATAACTGCGTTGGGAAATGGAGTAGTACCACAAGTTGCTGCAATACCACTACAACGAATTAAAAAATTAAATGAATACTTTTCCGCCCTTACCTGACTGGTGTTCGTTAGAGCATACAGTCGCACAAATATTAACTGAACAAGAAATACATGGATGGACATTTGACGAACAAAAGAGTTTCCAACTTGAGTCATCTCTCAGAAGAGAGATGGAAGAACTTACTAAAGTACTTCGGAACGAGTGGACTCTCATTGGAGGAGCGTTGTTCACTCCTAAACGAGATAACGCAACACAAGGATACAGACAAGGATCTGAAATACAGAGACTAAAAGAATTTAACCCAACATCACGAGATCACATAGCATGGATTCTTACGAACCGTTTGAATGTCAAACTGACCAAGACTACTACGACTGGGAAACCAATTATAGACGAGACTACATTGACGGAGATAAATATTCCCTTCTCGCTTCAATGTGCGAAATGTCTCAAGATAAAAAAGCAGCTTGGGATGATATCAGAAGGCGTGAACGCATGGAACAAGCTTGTTACTGCCAATAAAAGGATTCATCATCATTGCTCAGTAAATACAAATACATTTAGGGCTAGTCATCGTAAGCCGAATTTAGCCCAAGTACCAGCTGATAAAGAATTTAGACAACTATTTACTGCATCCCCTGGTATGACTATGGTTGGAGCTGATTTAGCTGGTATCGAGTTAAGAATGCTTGCCCATTATCTTGGCAGATATGATGGTGGAAGATATGCAGATATCCTTCTTAACGGAGATATTCATCAAGTTAATGCGGATAAAATTGGCATCTCAAGAAGACAAGTTAAAACCGTATCTTATGCCTACTTATATGGGGCTGGAAATCTTAAGCTAGGTCTGTCATACGACAGCACCTTATCAGAGACAAAAGCAGCTAAGAAAGGCAAAGAAATTAGGAAAGCTTTTGTTGAAGCTATTGATGGATTATCTGAACTACAAAAAGCAGTTGCAGATAAATCTAAAAATGGATTTCTATTGGCAATTGACGGACGTAAGGTTTTAGTCGATAGTCCGCACAAAGCTCTTAACTATCTTTTGCAGTGCTCGGCTGGCTGCATCGCGAAGCGTTGGCTAGTCATAGCTAATGATTTGTTTGCTAAAAATAATGTTCACACTAAACAACTAGCGTTTATTCACGATGAATTGCAGTTTGAATGCGAACCTAAAAGCATTATTGCTACAAGGTACGGACTACAAGCATCAGCAACACTAGCTGGAGAATATTACAACTTAAGATGCCCTATCTCAGCAGACGCAAAGCATGGAAAGACATGGGCAGACGTACATTAAATAACCTAAAACAACTTGCAAGTAGATACTCTACGTACTTGCACGAAATGTGGCGAAATAGAAGGAGAAGTTCAATTTAAATTATTAAAAACATCTAACTCTTACGGTAAAAAATACACTCGTGCAATATGTAACTCCTGTTACAACCAAAGCAAGTTAAGCATGAATCATGCTGCCAGAAAAGCTTTTGGTAAAGGAAATACAACTAAAGTCATTGCTCAAAATAAACCACCGGAAGGAACTCCATGTCCCATATGCAAAGCCTCAATGCTACATGGTCAGAAAAGCAAATCTATGGTTTTTGACCACGACCATACAACCCATACTTTTAGAGGATGGATTTGTAGAGAATGCAATATGGCTATAGGACATTTAGGGGACACTGTGGAAGGTTTACAAGCAGCACTTGACTACTTAAAAAACTCAAAACTGAATGAAACTATTAATTGATTGCGACTATATCGTATATAAATGTTGTGCCTCAACAGAAACAGAAATCGACTTTGGTGACGATGTAATACTCGTAACTTCACTTTTTAGTGAAGCTTATAAAGGTGTAGAAAGAGAATTAGACAAAGTAAAACGTGAATTTCCGTTTTATGAGGAAATTATTCTATTTTTTACAAGCCCTAATAATTTTAGGAAAAAAATCTTACCGAGTTACAAAGGTCATCGAAATAGAAAAAAGCCATGTGGATTTAAAAGAGTCATACAGAAACTTAAAGAAAATTACAAGGTAATAATCAAAGATACTCTTGAAGCAGATGATGCTATGGGAATTTACGCAACTAAATATACAGGCAACATAATTGTTAGTCCTGATAAAGATATGCGTCAGATTGCCGGCAAATTATATGATTTCAATGAGACAGTTGAGATTACCCCAGAAGAGGGTGCAAGATGGCATCTAATTCAAGCTATGGCTGGTGATAACACTGACGGTTACTCAGGAGTTCCAGGAATTGGTATAAAACGTGCTGAACAAATCTTTAAAGTAAAAGGCTACACATGGAAAGCGGTAGTAGAAACCTTTGAAGAGAAAGGCATGACTGAAAAAGATGCACTAATTAACGCACAACTAGCAAGGATACTTACTGTTGACGACTATGACTCAAAGAAAAAAGAACCCATCCTCTGGACTGCCGAAGCCGATTACAAAATTGACAATGGAGCAAGATTTGAAGCTACGACAGCTTGAGATCTTACTAGCTAAACCAGAAACAAGAAAGGAAGACATCATCACAGTGATGATAGCTCTTCAAGAACAAGCATTTGTTCTATCCAATTGTATTAAAAACCTTATAGAAAAATGGCCGAAACCACCAACGACCACGGACCCTCGTACTACAGACGAGGTTCCATTGATGTTTGGGATTTTATTAGAGACCAAGGA